AAGAAGGTGATTTTGTACTTACCCGTGCGTATGCAGGTACTCGTTTTAAAATCCACGGAAGAGAATTCCGCATAATCAACGATGATACTGTCGAGGGTGTAGTAGATGACCCACGCGGTTATACTCGCGCTTAGGAGATAGATATGGCTGCACAACCAGAGTTTGATGAAGAGTTTGAGTTTCCGGATGAACAGGAAGCAAAAGCTGAAGTAAAGATTGAAATAGAAGATACGGACGATATCGATATTGAAATTGAAGACGATACCCCCGTACAAGACCGCAACCGCAAACCCTTACCAAAAGAAATAGTTGAAGAGCTTGAAAATGACGAGCTAACCGACTACTCATCTAAAGTTAAAGAACGTATGTCCCAACTTAAAAAAGTTTGGCATGACGAGCGCCGTGCAAAAGAAGCGGCTGACCGTGAACGTGAAGAAGCTGTTAAGTTTGCTCAAACACTTGTAGAACGCAATAAAAAGTTAATGAGTAACCTTACAAGTGGGGAACAATCACTTATACAAGCGTCTAAAACATCTGCGGAACACGAGATGAATTTGGCTAAGAAAGATTACCGTGAAGCCTATGATTCAGGCGACACAGACAAGATTATTGATGCGCAACAACGAATGAATGAAGCGCAATATAAACTCACTCAGGTACAAAATTATCGCCCTCAATACGATAATGCTTTACAAAATCCTGAAGATGATGTATATATACAACCTGAACGGCCTCAAGTGCCAAAACCTGACCGTAAAGCTCTTGCTTGGCAAGATAAGAACAGTTGGTTTGGGCAAGATGAAGAAATGACTAGCTTAGCTTTGGGGCTGCATGAGAAGTTAGTCAGAGCAGGTACTAACCCTACCTCAGAAGAGTATTACACTACCATCGATAAAACGATGCGCAAACGATTCCCAGAATACTTTGGGGATGATTCGCTGGACGAAGAAGTACCCGCCCAACGCAAAAAACCGTCAGCTGTAGTTGCACCGGCCACGCGTAGTACCGCGCCTAAAAAAGTACATATGTCACCTTCTGCTTTAGCTTTGGCTAAGAAATTGGGATTGACACCGGAACAATATGCACGTGAGACAATTAAACTGGAGAATAAAAATGGTTGATACAACTAGACAAAATCGTGAATTAGAAACCCGTGAGACTTTTCAACGTCAGGCACAATGGGCACCAGCTGCTTTATTACCTGAAATTAAAAAGACGGCCGGATGGGCCTATCGCTGGATTCGAACAAGCATGGCTGGTCAAGCTGATGCAACCAATGTTTCTTCAAAAATGCGTGAAGGTTGGGAACCCGTCAAATTGTCGGAACATCCTGAACTGCACTTATATATAGATGGCAACTCTCGCTTCAAGGATTCTGTAGAAGTGGGTGGCCTATTACTATGTAAAACACCCGAAGAATTTGTAGACCAACGTTCTGCTTATTTTAATAATCAGACTCAGTCCCAGACTGATGCGGTAGACAACAGCTTCATGAAAGAGAACGATGCACGTATGCCCTTGTTTAAGGAAAAGCGTACCACTACATCGTTCGGTAAAAAATAATTTTAGGAGATATATATGGCTACTACTGCAGCCCCGTACGGTCTTCGTCCTATCAACCTAATTGGTGGTCAGCAATTCGCTGGCTCAACACGTCAATTAAAAATCGCTAGCGGTTATGCTGCTAACATTTTTTACGGTGACGTTGTTGCAATTGGTACAGACGGAACTATCGTAAAAGTAACAAACGTAGGTACAAACGCAGACGCATTCCCAGCTGGTACAGTTGGTGTGTTCTTAGGTTGTTCATACACAAGCCCATCTTTAGGCTACTACTTGCAATCACAATACTGGCCTACTGGCACTGTAGCTTCAAATGCTACAGCTTACGTATGTGATGACCCAGATACATTGTTCCAAATCCAAGCAGATGATGCTGTGACTCAAACAATGCTAGGTTCTAACTTTGGCGTGAATCAAACAGCAGGTTCTACAACTACTGGCGATTCAAAAATATCATTAGACGTTGGTACTCGTGCTACAACAAACACTATCGCATTGCGTTTAGTAGATTTTGTAAACGGCCCATTCTCTACTGTTGGTGACGCATACACTGATTGTATCGTTAAATTTAACTTTGGTATCCATACGTATTACAATGGTACCGGTGTTGGCGATTAAGGAGATTAAATAATGGCTATTTCACGCGCACAGCTCCTTAAAGAGCTTCTACCAGGTCTGAACGCTTTGTTCGGTTTGGAATATAAACGTTACGGCGAAGAACACAAAGAGATTTACGAAACTGAGACTTCAGAGCGTTCTTTCGAAGAAGAAACAAAATTGTCTGGCTTCTCAGCAGCTCCTGTTAAAAACGAAGGTAACTCTATCGCTTATGACAATGCTCAAGAAGCTTGGACAGCTCGCTACACACACGAAACTATCGCTTTAGGCTTCAGCTTGACTGAAGAAGCAGTAGAAGATAACTTGTATGACACTTTATCTGCTCGCTACACTAAAGCATTAGCTCGCGCTATGGCGTACACAAAACAAGTTAAAGCAGCTAACGTACTTAACAATGGTTTCAACTCCAATGGTAACTACAACGGCGGCGACGGTGTGCCACTATTCAGTGCATCTCACCCACTTGTTACTGGCGGTACAAACAGCAACATTCCATCAACCCCAGCTGACTTGAACGAAACTTCATTGGAAAATGCAGTTATTCAAATCGCAGCTTGGACTGACGAACGTGGCCTATTGATTGCTGCTAAACCTCGTAAATTAGTTGTTCCACCAGCATTGCAATTCGTTGCTACTCGCTTGTTGGAAACTGAATTACGTGTTGGTACTGCTGACAACGATGTCAACGCATTGAAAAACAACGGTTCAATCCCAGAAGGTTACGCAATTAACCACTTCTTGACCGACACAAATGCGTGGTTCTTAACAACTGATGTTCCTAACGGCATGAAACACTTTGTTCGTAGCCCACTAGGTACTTCAATGGATGGTGACTTCGACACTGGTAACGTACGTTACAAAGCCCGTGAGCGTTATTCATTCGGTTGGTCTGACCCATTAGGTATGTACGGCTCAGCTGGCGCTTAATAAACGCTAGGTAAGATAAGAGGCTCACTTCGGTGGGCCTTTTTTAATGGTTTTCCGTATTGTGATATGTTTATAAAAGAGCAGAATGTAAACACGTACACACTAACGTGTACACTCAATCAACAGGAGAATCACCATGTGGACATCACCAGCTGCAACAGAAATGCGCTTTGGTTTTGAAGTTACAATGTACGTAATGAATAAATAGTCTAAACATTTGTTTAAACATAGGCGGTTAAGCCGACATTAGAGGATGTAGTAAGTAACGAGTTTTTCGGCTTTCTGCGTTACATGTAACAACTACCAAATCTACGCCTAATTTATATTGACAACGCCATAAATCTCTAGTATAAAGACTGTATCAACCGGGAAAATTAAATCCGGCCCATTAGACTGTCCCGGCGGACGCATACAAGACTAATAGGCTTACTTTGTATGGAGAAATTCAAATGGCTAATACCACATTCAGCGGCCCAATACGTGCCGGTAACATCCGCAACACAACAGGTACTACAGTAGGCACTAACATTGCTAACGTTGGTCAAGTTGTAATGGCACAATCACAAGCAATCACACAAGCTTCAGCAGCAACCACAATCGTAATTCCAGCAAACAGCCAAATCGTAGAAATTAACGTATACGTTACAGCAGTATGGTCAGGCGTAGCTACAACATTCGGCGTAGGTACAACAGCTTTGGCCACAGCATTTACAGCTGCAGGTGCAGTTGATGGCGCTGCTATCGGCGTACTTTCAGTTACTCCAGGTACAGATGCTACTCGTACAGGTGCTTTCATTGATGTAGGTTCAACAGACGTTAAGATTGCTGTTACATCAACAAACACAGGTACAGGCGCTGGCGTAATCACAGTTCGTTACATTCAAGCTAACAACTTGACTGCTTAATTAATCTGAGGGTGGCTTCCTAATAAGAAGCCTTAAATGTCAATCGCCCACATGACAGCCCTTACTAAACATATAGGAGATTAATTATGAGCATAGTTTCATCAATAACCCGCGTAGGCACGTATGAGCCATTCGAGTTACAAGTTGCACGTGGTCAAATCACAATGCATCGAAGTTTTTGCCAATTTGGCGCAAACGGGGCTGTCGGTACATCATTAGAAACGGTTTGGGTTGGTAGTAGCTTGTATACTTTCCCTGCAGCTGCTGCCGCTACGACTATTTCAAGCTCTAGCGCAGATGATGCTTCAGCAGGTACAGGCGCAAGAACCGTATTGGTTGAAGGTTTAAATGCGAGTTATGAAGCTGTTTCTGAGTCAGCGTCTTTAAATGGGCAGACTGGCGTAACTTTAACAAATCAGTATTTACGCGTTAATAAAGTAACAGTTTTAACGGCAGGCTCTGGCGGCACTTCTGCTGGAAGTATTTATGTAGGTACTGGCACTGTTACCACTGGTGTTCCAGCAAACATTATTAACCGTACTGGTTCAAGCAGCAACGAAAGTGAGTCTGCATTTTATACTGTACCCGCTGGATACACAGCATTTATTACTCGATTTACAATGTCTTCAGCTAACTCAACAGCAGACACTTCTACTAGATTTATATTGAGAATTAGACCGTACGGTGGTGTTTTTGGGTACAAAGCTATATATAACATACCCGGAAACGGTATATATGAGTGTGAAGCAGCATACCCACTAGCAGTGCCAGAAAAGACAGACCTTGATATTTTATCATTAACAAGTGCCGACAGTGCGTACGCATCAACTCAACTACAAATTGTCTTAATAAAGAATGATGGAACTGCATAATGAGCGTAGAACGAGAGCTAGCGGTACATGAAACTGAGATTAAACATCTACAAGCTGATATGGATAGACTTGTCGCCGATATGGACGACATTAAAAAGACGCTTAATGACATTAATTCAACCCTTGCAGAAGCTCGCGGTGGTTGGAAAGTCTTAATGATGGTTGGCGGTGTCGGCGGTGCTCTTGGCGCTGTAGTTACTCAATTCGCACATAAATTATTTGGATAGGAAAACACTATGATAGTAAACGAAAATGGTCGAAGCGACAAGCAAGCTCCTAAAGAAGAAGTTAAAGATGTTCGCAAAGCTAAACTTCAAAAAGAAGCACTAGCTAAAGAAGTTGTAGAAGATGCCGAGCAAGAGTAAACCTCAAGCTAAGCTGATGGCGGCAGCTGCACATAACCCTAAATTTGCTAAGAAGGTGGGTATTCCTACTAAAGTAGCAAAAGAGTTTAATACAGCGGACAAGGGCAAGAAGTTTAAAGAAGGCGGTCCATCATTAGCAGTTGGTCGCGGTGAGAAATTACCCGTATCGAAAGGTGCTGGACTTACTGCCAAAGGACGCGCAAAATACAATGCAGCAACAGGGTCTAACTTAAAAGCCCCTCAGCCAGAAGGTGGTCCTCGCAAGAAATCGTTTTGTGCCCGTATGTCAGGTATGCCAGGCCCAATGAAAGACGAGAATGGCAAACCTACTCGTAAAGCAGCGTCATTAAAACGTTGGAAATGTTAAAGGAGCTATTATGGCTAAAGAAAATACAAAGATGGACTTAATGCAGGATAAAAAGATGGCTAAGAAAGCTATCGGCATGCACGAGTCCCAACTACACGGTGGTAAAAAATCTAACCTAACAAAACTTAAAGGCGGCGGCTGTACTAAAATGGCTCGTGGCGGCGGTATTGAAGTTCGCGGTAAAACCCGCGGGAAGATGTGTTAATTATGGCTAAGAAAATAGAAGCTTGGGAAGCTGAAGTAGACAACGGTTCTGCAACACCTACACCCCCAAAGAAACCTGCACCTCCAGCGCCAAAGCCTAAAGCTAAAGCTAAGGAAAAAACATACCCTATCGGCCAAACCGAAGATGACATGAGCATCAACATGAAAAAAGGTGGTTCAGTAGGTTCAGCATCTAAACGTGCTGATGGCTGTGCAGTACGTGGAAAAACAAGGGCGTAGTCATGAGACCTTCACGTGGGATGGGTTGCATAGCTAAGGATAAGATGCCTGGGGCTAAGGGTAAAACCATTGTTCGCAAGGACAAACCCCAGTTCGTAAAAGAGTATAAAAAGGGTGGTGATGTAAACCTTCCTGGCTTGTATGCAAATATCAATGCTAAAAAGAAACGTATTGCAGCAGGGTCTGGTGAAAAGATGCGTAAACCCGGAAGTTCAGGGGCACCCACTTCAGACGCCTTTAAGAAGTCAGCATTAACGGCTAAGAAATAAAGGAAATGACATGATGGAATTCTACAGCTTTAGTTATATATGTGGCTTTGCTGTAGGGATTCAACATGAGCTGATAGAAGAGAACAACTACCTTATCTTAAGTCTGGGTATAGTAGAAGTAGTATTTATTTGGTAAGGATTATATGGCTTTAAACACAGCAACGTCAGGCACATCATCCTTTAATCTAGACATCAACAATCTAGTAGAAGAAGCCTTTGAGAGGTGCGGCTCCGAGCTACGCACTGGATATGACTTGCGTACTGCTCGTCGTAGTTTAAACCTGCTTACTATTGAGTGGGCTAACCGCGGCATTAACTTGTGGACTGTAGAACAAGGCGAGATTCCTTTGGTTCAAGGCCAGATTTTATATGCACTGCCTACTGAAACTATTGACCTACTAGACCAAGTAGTGCGTACAGGCACAGGTCAGAACCAACAAGATATCAACATCACACGTATTAGTGAGTCTACATACATCACAATACCTAACAAAAATGCCCAAGGCCGTCCTATTCAAGTATGGATTAATCGTCAGTCAGGCAACACCAATTCAACGACGGCTACGCTTTCAGCTACAATAAGTGCCACAGCTACCTCTCTTGATTTAACCGATGTAACAATGCTAGGCTCTACTGGGTTTATTAAGTTAGACAACGAAATTATTAGCTATAACAACTTGTCAAAATCAACAACGTCTTCTGCAGGTACATTGAGCAACTTAGGTCGTGGCCAACAAAACACCATAGCCGCATCTCACACGGTGGGTGCCTCAGTAACTGTAACAAACGTACCGAACATAAGTGTCTGGCCTGCGCCAGAGCAAAGCAACTACTACACATTGGTGTACTACCGCCTCCGTCGGATTCAAGATGCTGGGTCAAGCGGTACTAATACACAAGACATTCCATTCCGGTTCTTACCAGCGATGGTTGCAGGGTTGGCGTATCACTTAAGCTTGAAGATACCTGATGCGTTGCCTAGAGCAGAAATGTTAAAAGCAATCTACGAAGAGACTTTCCAGAACGCAGCTGACGAGGACAGAGAAAAGGCCGCAATTCGCTTAGCCCCTAGACAGCAGTTCATGAGGTAGGGAATGGCTAGTAAATACTCAAGTGGTAAGTTTGCAATTGCCCAGTGCGACCGTTGCAATTTTAGATTTAAGTTATCTCAGCTTAAACGGTTGGTTATTAAGACTAAAAATGTTAATATCTTGGTGTGTCAAGATTGTTGGGAACCAGACCAGCCACAACTACAACTAGGTATGTACCCGGTTAATGACCCACAAGCGGTTAGAGACCCTCGCCCAGATACAAGTTATTATCAATCAGGGCTAAATGGGTTACAATTAACGGAAACAACAAACGTTAATCCTGACGCAACTGGGGTTCCGTTACAAGGGAGTAGGGTAATATATTGGGGCTGGAGTCCTGTAGGTTACAATGACCCGTTTAATTTAGAGCCAAATACATTGGTAGCAGTAGGGTCAGTCGGTACCGTAACCGTAACAACAACTTAGGAGAAACAAAATGGCATTTAAAGCAGGCGCACAAGGCATCAACGTTAGAGGCAAAACTAAAGGCAAACAACTAGGCATCGATGGTGCTAAAGGTGGTCAAGATGGCGACCCATCTAAAGGCGGTAAAGCCCGTACAGTTAAATCAATCGACATGAAAAAAGTAGGTCGTAACATGGCACGTGCAGCTAATCAAAGAGGTAACTAATATGTCAGTATATAACCAACCAAAAGTAATACCCAATGCGGATATTAGCTATCCGTCTGACCCAAACAACGTGAGCGCTAGTGATTCATCTAATGGTATGCCTGCTCGACGTGTAAGCGGCGGTAATCCTGCAAGTAATGATGTTAAAACATCAGGCATGAAACAACGTGGTAGTGGTGCAGCAACAAAAGGCTTTACTTCACGCGGTCCGATGGCATAAGGTAGGCCAATGAACTACACCCAATTAGTTGCGGCTATTGAAAGCTACACCGAGAATCAGTTTGAAACGGCTGATATAAACACGTTTATACAAGAAGCAGAACAAAGGGTTTATA